GGTCAGGTATGGGCTGCTGGCATAAACAGTTATAGTCAGCTAGGTGATGGTACTGGTACTCAGCGGAACTCGTTTGTGCGGGTATTGAGTGGTCCAGGTGCACCGATCGGTGGTGTGAGTCGAGTAATATTAACTGCTGATAATGAATATTATGGTTCTGCATTTTTCTTAACTACTAATAAAGACCTATTTGCTTGTGGTTATAATGGTTATGGTCAACTAGGTACTGGAGATACAGCAACAAAATCTTACGCTACAAAAGTAGCAAATAATGTTGACAATGTAAAATGTGGTGGTATTCAACCACAAACCGTAACTGCAATACTTTGTGGTGGTTCAATATACACCAGTGGTTGGCACAACGGCCCCCATGGGTTACATGGGCGAGGTAATCTTGATATATACCCCAGTACACTCAGTTGGGCTAGATGTATACAACCACAAAATGTGAAATGGACTCAGTTTAACATGTTTAATGTGGGTGTAGCAGATTATAGGATGGCTACGATGATGGCTATAGACCAGAACCAAAATATATGGACATGGGGAGCATATCACTATGGTTTAGGCGGAAACGGTGTATTTTCCTCCGGGGCACAATATGGTTGGTCTGCGGTACCACGTAGAGTTTTCATCACACCTTAAGTAAGTAGACCCATATCATACTCAACAGTTACGTCATGCTTCATGCTATGGAACCGTTCATCAATATATTTTTGAAGTGCAACTGGTTTAACCCAATCAATCTCTTCAATATTCTTACCCCATTCTTCACATTTCTTGTCGATAAAGTCAATTGCTTCAATCAAGCATAACCAGCGAGAATATTGATCGATTGACATATTAACTATGCTATCTTTAGTATTAACCGTAACATAACGGTTTGATTTATTTTTCATAAACCAATTATATTACATTTCCTCTGAAATATCTAGTTCTTTTATCTTTTCTAGAGTATTTTGAATATCTATAATTTTTGTAACAACTATCGGGGTAAGGGTTATATCAACTTTAATTTGTTGTTGGCATTGCGGGCACTCAAATACATTATTATCATTACTAACATAAACAATTTCTTCAAATACATTTTTACTGCAAGGGCAATCAAACTTTACAAGATTACGTGAAAGAATATCTAGTCGTTCGTTTAGGATTTGTTCTTGTTCATTATTGGTTCGTCTAATTTTGTAATCATTATAGAACCAGTTACCAATAAGCTGCATAATAAGTACTAATAAACAACTTTGCGTAAAACCTAAAATGGGTGCAAGTGCGAACCCAGCACCAATGCTTATTAAAGTGGTGATTACAACGCTAATAATTAGTTTACGTGCCATCTTATAATTTAAGATCATAAATCGAATTATTCAACTCCAAAAGGGAGTCAATAATACCGGATATCTGGTCTATTTGATGATCAACACGTTTCGTCTTGAATAAATCGGCTGTACTTGCAGCTTGCAAAATATCTCTCATTTCAAACAAACCTGTCAATATATTGCCAAGTCTTTGTGGAAAGGAATTAATTTCATAGGGTAATTCAGGTGATGCCTGAGCAGCTTTTTCTTGATCTTGTTTAATAACACCATACACCGCAGAATAATCACTACCACCTATCGGGGTTGGAGGTTGATCTACGCTTATAGGATTTCCTGTGTTTTTCATTAAATATATTTATCATCTTTGAATAAATAATATTATGAGTAAATTCGGTAAAAAGTTTTTAACATTTTTAGAACAAGACGACCAGCCCTCTGATGAAGCAGCAATGGCAACTACACTTGAAGGTGAGGTAGCTCCAGCTGACTTAGGTGCAGATGTTGATGTGCAAGCTGCTACTGCAATCGCACAACAACAGCAACAGATGATTCAAGTAATCCAGAGTTGGATTACAAAGCTTGACGAGTTTGTAAAGTATCTTAATTCGCCGACTAGTGAGTCAATCCAGATAACTCTTAAGAATGCTACCCCTGATACAATTCTTGATAAGATTAGAGCTACCGAAACAAAGAAAATTGCTCGGTGTGCAATGGACTTAGCAGCTCTTTCACAGGTATTACAAGGTTATCTTGCTACTGCACGTGATCCGAGGTATAGGAACGTCTAATCCAGACTGCTACATCATTTACCAGATAAAGGCGCATAACTAGTTATGCGCCTTTATTATTTGTGAAAGCAATACCATACCCTGTAAATGAGTATAACTATTTGAGATAATAAAGTCTGGTGTTACTTCATGTAAATTATACATTATACAAATATCATTAAAGTCTTTTAGCTTTTTACCATATTTTTCCGGCCAAATAAAGACTCGTTCACCTTGTTCTAAAAGTTTTCTCGTTTTTACCAGTGATGTTTTATCAATCCATTGAGAATCTAATACCCAAATGCGATTCATCAATGGGTATCGTTTGAGTTGTTGCTGTTGTAGTGGTGTAAAATTGTGATTACCTTTTGAAATACCCGCAACTGCAAGTCCATTTTGGGTAAACATAGCATTAATAGGGCCTTCAAACAAAAACAAATAGTTTAGATCTGTGTTTATACTATTAATACCATAAAGAGCTTTATCGCTCCCTACTTTAGATATATACTTTGGTCTAATTCCAAGATCTTGTTGTAAAACCGTTCTAGTTTGGTAAAATACAATCTCATTTCTTTCATCAACAAATGGTATAACTAAACGATTCTTATGTGTTTTGTCTTTTAATGATACATATAATGCTTTTGGCCTATTTACAGCTGTAAATAATCGACGAGATTTCATTAGCTCGATACATTCCTTTACAATTTTATTATCTTTATAAAAAGATAATTGTTGCCTATCAAATAAATTGATGCTATCATCAGGTAATGTTGGCGCTACATATTCTTTTTTAATTTCTACGTTTTTGAACGAAACTTCTTTACTGTAATCAAATTTTGAAACTTCATTCAATATTTGCTGATCATCTAACCCTGAAACCTTTTTAATCCAATTATATGGGGTTGAGCTCCAACCGCAGTTATGACAGAATATATTATTGTTCTTTGGTATAAAGAAACAACGACGCTTTGAACCAAAAGATTTACCCTCTCTGCAAATAGGACAACCACATTGATATGTTTTGTTATACCTATTATGCTTTGGTTGGTAACCAAATGTATAGAACTTTTCTATAATATACTCTTCAGGTAAGATCATTTTAACAAATTCAATATATACCCATTAAAGTCTTTTCCAAAACAAAATGCATTATACCATGTGCTTTCGTTTGAAAGAATAGAACTCAGGTTCATTTCTTCACAATATCGTTTAAACAGCTTGAAATCATGAGGTTGTTCAATTTTGAGCTGTTCTTTATACCAGCTCAATTCATCTGTGGTTGATGAATATTTATCTAATCGAAAAAGTTCATAATTACGCTTAAACTGATCATTTTGTTCAGTGGTTGTCTGATATTTACCATTAAAATATTTTTCAATTTTTTTAGACCCCATACCAATTACACCAGGGACGTTATCAGACTTATCACCCCTAAAGCATTTATCAATTAAAAATCGAGTTAAAGGCACTTTAACAATTTCTTCAAAGTTTTTAACGTTGACTTCACGTTTGCGAATAGGATCATATACCTTGACATGTTCATTAATGCATTGATACATGTCTCGATCAACAGTAACGATGACTTTTTTACCTGGGCTTTCTTTCGATAAGAAAGCCATACAGTCATCAGCTTCTAAACGCAGCGGAAAGAAGTTTTTTACACCGAGTGAATCAAGAAGTTTCTTAATATAAGAGTTTTTTGCATGAACTTCATCACTATACACTTTATCACGATTACCTTTGTAATCAGCAAACTGCTCTTTACGAACATTGGTGTTATTTTCGTGTTTTTCATCCCAGCAGCAAAAAATTTTATCAGGTTTATATTTCTCTACATATGATTTAATCGCATTAATAAACATAAACACATGCAAAAAACTATTTTCTTGTGTTTTTGTTTGATTTGCTGCCCAATAACAGCGATGCACTAGGTTATTACCATCTATAATAAGAGTTACCATACCCTTATTATAGATGATCTAATTAAACAATCAAGCTAAAAGTTGTTGCACAGGTTTACCTTTATCTGCAATCTTAAATGGTCTACCTTCAGGTGATATTACAACCTCATCCACTGGTAACCCTGCTGCAGCTGCAATAGTAGCATTAAAATCAGCTGGGCTTACAGGTGATTCAACTGCTCTCATACCCTTTTCATCAGATTTACCATATACTTGACCGCCTTTGATGCCAGCACCAATGAGAACACCACTAAATGCACCTGGGTGGTGGTCTCGACCGTTATTGATATTGATATTTGGTGTTCTACCGAAATCTGTTGCAATTACGATGAGTGTTTTTTCAAGAAGACCAGAAGATTTAAGATCTTCAATAAGGGCATTAACAGCTTGATCGAGAATTTTGAGTTTATTCTCAAGAGCTTCGAAGTTATTTACGTGTGTATCCCAACCACCATCAGATACTTCGATAAACTTACAACCACCTTCTTGGATAAGACGTTTTGCTAAGCAAACACCCTGACCAAAACGGTTATTACCATATTTTTCTTTTGTTGCTTGATCTACCTTAGAAAGATCGAACATATCAAGATCTTTTGAGTTAAGAAGACGAATAGTTTGATCGTAAAACTCAGTGTATGACCGTTGAGCTGGGTTAATAATTTTATTTGCATTTCTTTCAAGCTTATCCAAGATCGTAATTCTCTTAGAGAACTTAGCAGCATCTTTAAGCTTGGTATTATCAAGCCCTCTCATTGGATCCACAACTGGAATTGGAGAATATTTTTTTGGCATCCAACCAGAACCAGGGTGATCTGCACCACCACTGATTAATACGTTTTGTGGAATGACTTTTGGTTTGTTATCTTCGGTAAAATGACACATCCAAGCTCCCATATTAGGGTGAATAATTGTACCAATCTTCTTGAATGATGTTCTCTGTAAATACTGCGCGCCTGCATGATCACCTGTTGTAACCATCATAGAACGAACAACTGCCATCTTATCACCATGTTTAGCCATTAAAGGTAAGTGTTCGGAAATGTGATAATCTGCATTTGTAGCAATGGAATTGAATTCACCTTTAACTTCAGCGTTAGTTTTTGGATCGAACGTATCTAAATGACTCATACCACCGTTCATAAATAGATAGATAATATGTTCTGCTTTCTTACTAGCCGGTGCAGCTATAACATGTGGTAAAACGGTCACACCTAACCCAGTAGAAGCTAGGTTAAGTACAAAATTACGGCGGGTTAGTGTATTCATATTGTTATTTATTAAATTTAAATTCAGAACTATTGATAAGAGCCCAGATGATATCATCATCTTGCACACTAACAAATGTGGCTTTTTCACCTATTGTTGAGGTTCTTGATAAAACCGACTTGAAAATAATCTCAATAGTATCACCGGGTGATTTACCAGCAATGTTTTTAGCGAGATATGTGTCTTTATTAACAGCTATTTCAGCTAGCTGACCGTTCATGAATGAAATAATTTGAGTTACTGAACCTTCTCTTGAAGACGTATCAATAAGTTCACGATTACCACGGCCAAGTTGTTCTAGAATTGTATTAACTGGTCCATTATCGTTCACTTCAGATGCCCTAACTAGTGGGTAATTATGATATTTTGGCGCTGTTTCATATTTTGAACGCATGATTTTTTGATATTCTTCGTTTTTTGTTTTTAAACGATCAATAGTAAGATCTTCAATAGTATATTTCATTACTTTTACATACTCGTCTTGGAATGTGAGTTTAAATGAATCAGGGCCATCAACTGCAATAGCTATAACTGAATCCCATATTTGTTCTGCTGTTAATCTTTGCTTCACAGGTCCAATAAAGACAAATTTATCAGAGCTAGAGTGCATACCATCATAAAGCTCGCGTTGGAAAAGCTTTGTATTCAGAAGCACATAAAGGAATTGTCTATTATCATAACCAACACTAATCATAATCTTAGCGAGGGTGTTTATAAGCTCACTATCTAACTTATCACTATTATAAATGTTATCATAGTCATCAATGATATATTTACCAAAAACCCATTTCCAGTAACGATTAACTATGTTTTTGGTAAATGTCGGGTGTTCTGGATTAACCAACCAAGCAACAACATCTTTTCTCATGTCGTCTTTGTTTTTGATTTCAGTCTTACCAGAAAGCACAGCAGGTATAACTGTATCAAAAGGCTTTGCATCTGTATACTGGTAGTCGTGAGGTAGTTTTAATTCACGCTTTTCATCTATCTCAAGATTAGCTCTCATAGCAGCGATAAAGTTATTAATTGTGTTGTTCAAGCCACGATTCTTCATTGGATCAGCTTTAATCAAAGCATCAATTTCTTCTCTCAATGCTTTTTGACGAGCTGCAACCGCGGGGTCTTTGTCTTTACCACGACCTCTAAGTTCTACCTGATAAAACATAGCAGCCATCTTATAGAACTGCATTTGCGTGAAGTCTTGGAATGGATCATCATGGCATTGTGCACATCCGATATCAGTACCCATAAACACTTTACCAGTACCAATGAGATTATCTAAAGGCATTCCTAAATCACGGTAGAAATAACCGGTAGCTGGATTGTCATAATAAGATCTTGTTGATGTTAAAAGATCAGTTACAAATTTATTATATGGTTTGTTTGCAGCAATAGAATCTTTAATATAATCAATATAAGGGCCACCAGAAAAATTATTGATATCGGTTAATCTATCTCTTAATCTTAATGATTCAGCCCAAAAATTAAACATATGCGAGACATGCCCTGGGTGCTTTAATAAAAACTGAATTAATCCTTGTCTTTTATTCGGATCACTTACATTGGTAAACATTCTATACTCTTCATACGTTGGGTTGCGACCAACAATAGTAAGATATGCTCTACGAACAAATGTATCATCATTAACTCGATTCAAAGGTGCGATGTTTATAGCAGCATATTGCTTTTCTAATACCGAATCTACCCAACTACTATAATTATTGAGTTGCTCAACAGTAGCAGCAACAGTGGTTACCGCAAACAGTAGGATAAAAAATAACGTTTTCATATGACCCTTATATTATTTAATTTAATCTTGCGTTTTTTTATTATACATGTACTGTGCATGTAATATGCGATATACGTTATCAGGTATAACATCAACCATATCTAGTATTTCTTTGTCAATACCAAATTTAAATTTTTCCTTTGGTATAATTCTATTAATATTTTTGGGTATTGAAATAAAACCGTAGTTTTCTGCAACGGTTTCAATCCAAATGAGCATTTCACCTAAATAGGTACCACGAGTAACCGCGTATGCTTTATATTTTTCTGGAACCATAACATTATTCAAGTTCACTTATCAACCCATCTTGATTTTTCAACATATTAATTGTAAAAAACTTTTGCAATAATGTTTGCAAAGCGTCTTTTTCCATAAAATTATTTGATTTTGTAATCGCTATAGGTGTACCTTCATTGGTAAATCCTATAATCATAAAACAGTTTAAGAATTCACTGATTGTGTTCACCAACGCAGTATTTGTATTTTCTACATTACGGTGAAATATAACTTGTTGGGTACGCTGCTGAATTAACTCATTAATCAACTGCCGAACATTAACAGTATCTTGCTCATCAATAGCATTATCAGGTGTGGTTTGCTTTGATATAGTATTTTTAAGTGATGATTTTTTGATCTTTTTTGGTTTTTCATCACTCATATAACTATTTAGTTTTGAAGAATGGGTTTGTTTCATCGTGTTGCGAAATACCATTGTTTAGTAAATGCTCAACAATAATTTCAATTGAATGTGTTTTGATGAAAAAGTTTTTAGCAAATCTATTACCACCGTCATCAAATTCAAACATAACTTCGTTCAAATTATTTTTATTTTGGTAACAGGTAATATAAATTGACATATTACCAGGATCAACTAGCACGGTCCACTTACGAGGGTCAATTACACTATACTTTTGAAACACCCTCAACGTAATGATGCCATTATCTTTTAGTCTTTTGATAAAGTAACCAGGTGTTTTGAGTTTATTTTTGTCTTGGAATGTTAGCTGTTGCATATTATTGTGTAAGTGATGATAATATATATCTTAATTTAAGGTTGTCTTGAGTAAGATCAAATATTAAAACACCAAACTTGTTATTCACAGATACTTTTACATTTTCAGCGTTAATAAGTTTAAAATTATCAAAACTAACTGGTAGAATTTTTAGTTCATCACCTTGACAATTTTTACCAACAGTCAATTGAAACGAGTCAGTATTATGCCTCGCTTTATCAGTTAACTCACACTTAACCACACCATCTTCCTGATAGAAATAAATCTTATTTGTTTCAGTTGTAAATGTAGATGCTTTGTTAATTTTTGCAAAATCATCTTTTGTTAGTTCAAAAGAGAAAGATGTTTCAAACCCGTTTATTTTTTCAGGCTTAATGGGAGATGGTACAAGAAAATCATCTTCGAATAGATGATATTTAAATTTAATTGCAGGTGATTTATACTCTAAGTAGTTTGGACCAACATTTAAGTTAAAATCATCTGATTCAATACAATCAAGTACCCGGTTCAGCTTTTTTAAGTCGGGTATATTTAACGATCTTTCGAATTCATTCGAAAGGTTTAGTATAGAGTATAGGATCAGGGTGTTGTCCGTCGATGTTACTATTGTTGACAACCGGTCCTTCTCCACCTTCATGATGCACTGATCGTTTATCTTCGAGATTGAGTTTAGAAATTTTTCGATTTGATTTTTTTTGAACTTTAATGTCATATGCTGTAAATATTTCAACTAACTTACTAAGGTTTGATTCTATACCTTTTAATGTGGCTACCAATTCATTAGAATCAACCAAGTTTACCTGACCACTTTGTTGTTGTGGTGATGATGGCGGTGGCATCGGTGATGGTGGTGGTATAACATAAGGTAAATTAGCCGCATTATCTGGGTGAGGTTGGTGGGGAGGGAGTTGAGGACCTCTCAACTCCCTCTCAAACAAGTTCTTTACATGGTTACTAGTAGGCTGTAAATTAGTTGAAATACCAACTAAATTTTGATCTAATTTTTTTGTTTCACCATAAACGGCACCTAACAGCCCCAATAAAGCGTTACGTTGTTCGATCTCCTGGTTCATATTTACAGCTGGCTCAAGATATCGTCAATACTAGTGTCATTAGTTGTAAAAGCACCACTATGAACAGCTTTTGCACCGCTCAATTCTGCAATTGCTTCATCTGCAGCTGGAAGAGATGTAACAGCTGGTTTTGCAACCTCGTTAACATTTTTGCAATAGAAATGCTCATCAAGCATTTGTTTAAGTTCGTCTGCAGACTTACATCTAAACACCGTTTCAAGATCGAAAACACCTTCGTAGATATTTTTTTGTTTTTCAGCTGACAACCCCAAATCACGACCAGCTGTTGTAAACCTACTAGAAGTATAAACTGTGTAATCACCTTGCTTTTCAACTTTAATCTTGAAACTGATACCTTCCTTACCAAGATCAAAGATACGTGGTCCGTATTCTTCGGAATCCTCACCACTAATTGCACTATTAATAATAGTGTTCAATTGTTTACCGTAACGGTGAATTTTGTTTTTACCGTTATTTTCTGGATTAGTAGGATCATCTACAACATATACATTAACCATCCATTGCTCTGAACGACGGACAATTTTCATACGTTCCTTTTCTTCTTCGGTACCAGTACGCAACACACGGTAGCGTTCTTCTGCAATTGGATCACGTTCACCGAACGTGGTTGGTGACATTGCACTTACATACTTGCCTGTTGCAAGAGAGTTCCAACCATGACTGTAATAGTGGAAAAATGTCTTCTTAGGATCTTTAACGTTTGGTAGTAACCTTACAGTATAGGTATGACCAGGTTTAAGTTGAAGAATATCACCGACACCGGTATTTGACTTAGTGTCAGTTAATGCTTGTTTAATCGATTCGAACATTGATAGATTGAAGGTACTCATAGTATATTATTATAATGGCTTGGTTTTGGTTAAAATCAACAATTTTGTTTGTATTATTTCAAGTGCTTTTCTGATTGTGTGTTTGAGTTTAGTGGATGTGATGTATTTGGTTCGTGTTTTATGATATATGTCATAAAAATCTTTGCAATAAAAATCTAATAGTTCTGGTTCAATTCGTTTAATTTGTTGTTCAATGGATAAGCTGTGTAAAATATAAAAATTAATTTTATGTTCTTTTAAATGTAGAAGAAAAATAGGTATCGATGCACTGTTTAATTCTTTATACTCATTTAGAGTAATATTTTGCTCAACGCAAAATGAGTATATGTTTTTTAACCCAGCTTTACAATCATTAATACATACTTCACTATCTGTATCTTGCGTTTCTTTTTGTCTCAAATATTGAGTATATGCAATAATCGCTTTTCGGGTATTATAAAAACTTAAATCAAAATATTCATCCTTTGAATAAATCTCATATGGTGCCCAAAAGAAGTCATTTAGAGAAATATTTTTGTTATTTTTAAAAAATGCTCCTAACTTTTTAAGAGTTATATAAATTTCATCATTTAATTTAGAAAAATCTTGACGTAATTTAAATGGTTTGTTTTTAGATTTTTTTGACGTCACCAAAAATGTGTTGTATATATTTTTTTCCTCTTGGGTTATAACATTTTTTGAGAGAATTGATATATTTTGTGACATATTTTGATTTAGTAATAGTGTTATCGTAGTCGATAAACATTTTCACGATTTCATAATCTGAATCTGCATCTAATAACTGTTTTAATATAACTTTAAACTTTGGATCTTTCAACACTAAAAGAAATATATTTTGAAAGGATAATTTTTTACCAATTAATAAAGTACAAAATGTGCAAAATGAAAGAAGCGTATGCTCAGTTTCATCTTCGATTATTGCACTTGATGGCATTATCGGTATGGTGGTAGTTATCATAGAGGTTTAAAATGTTTTGTTAGCCCCAAAAATTCATTCGTAAATTTGAATATATTACCAGTACCTTTACCAAAAATCTTTTTAGTTATGCTGCTGTAATCAATCGCTGATGTTGGATTTTTGTGTATAGCTACTTCTTTAGTAGTAGTATTAACAACAAATATAATATCACATTTGAATTTTTTAAATATAATCGTCAACAATTCAGCAGGTGGTACAGATGTATCAAAAAAACTAATAAAATAAGCATTATTAGTTTTCAAATCGAAAAACTGTGTCGTTGTAAATTTTTCTTTTAAAAAATTTGCAAAATATTGATTCACCCATATATTTAAGATATTTGATGAATAATCAACTTGCGAACATTGAAAGATTACTCAAAGACTGACTATCAACTCCGATATTTTCAGCGTCATCCGATTGTGTAATTGTCAATGTTGAATAATCAATCTTCATTGCTGTTGTGGTGCCTCGTGCTCCGAATCGGTTTTTCATCATACCCATTCGAATAAGTTCAAGCTCACGATCTTCATCATTTTGAAAGATTGATACAATAACATCAGCCGTAGCGGCTAGTCCAATTGAATTTTTAGTTAAAATATCATTACAATAAAATAAATTATCACCTGTAACGCTAATATCTATTGTTTCTAGCTCACCGAGCTCTTCTATAGAAGATATTTCATCATTATAATCTATCTGTCTGTCTGTAATTATATTTTTATCTTCTTGCTCTTTGATAATTTTCTTGATAGTATTAACATACTCATCAACTGTCAATTGATTATCAACTAACCCTAAAGTTGACATCAGTTCAACTTTTCTCTTAATAAAATTTGTAAGATTTGATTCTCTATCGGTCTGCATTTTCATAAATTTGTTTGATTAACTCAGTTGGAGTTGATTACACATATATAACTTTATCTGTTTGTTTTTTTACCTCACCTCTTGAAAAAAAATATCAAACTCCCCTTTTTATACACTGTACATATGCTCGTTTACTCTGGTTTGTCATACACTAGATTTTAGTGTGGGGTTTGCAGATACAGTAGATGTTCTTACATTTAATTTGTCTGCAACAGATAACCCGTCTGTGATAGATAGCCTACCACGATTAGTTGGAAACTTATGATCACCACTAACCACAATTTGCTTACCTGTTTTGGTTGTAATTTTATAACATTTTTTGATGTTTTTGTGGTGGACTTGTCGTACGGTTTTATAACCATCATTAGCTATAATTTGATCACCGGGTTTGATATCTTTCATTTTTACAAAACTACCATCAACTAACTGTACTAGTTGATTAACTTCAATACACTCACTAATCGTGTTTAGATCTGGATTAGCAATATCGAACCCAGATCTGTTTAATTGGGTTGCGCTTATGACAGGGCAGTTAAAAATATACGACATTGCACGTATCTGTTCTGTGACATGCTTAATTCGTTCATAGCTATTATTACCAATTGGTGAGTGTAATAGATTCAGATAGTCTAGTACAATAGCGTCAATCTTCAGGCCTTTATCTTCTATTTTCTTAATAAACGCTTGAATCTGCCTTGGTGTAACAGTTGCTGGTGGAAACTCTTTAATTAGGATTTTACTCGTTGGTGTGTTCTTTTTGATTTCATCAATTGCGTGTTTTAGAGCTTTGGTCTCCAAATGAAGCGTTTTCATCGGTATTTTACTAACATTTGTACAAATACGCTTAGCATATAAAATTTCTGGCATTTCTAACGTTATAAGCAATACCGTTTTACCTTGGTTAGCTATGTTAGCAGCAATATTGCCCAAAAATATAGATTTACCAATGTTAGTCTCACCAGCAAACACATACAATGCTCGACCATCTCGTTGAAACCCACCACCAATATAATCATCCAACCAAGGCCATTCACTAGGTATTGTTTCTTGAACAAAAAGGATATCTTTAATAACATCGTCAATCTTGTCATACAGGTCTAACCCCATGTCAGTCTGCAATGAAATATTGCAACTCTTTTCAAACTTATCTAAAATGACCGATGTATCAGCGTTACCTTTTGAAACTTCCGAAGCAATATCCAATAACGTGTTAAACACAGCTTTCTCTTTAAGAAACTGCTCTGTGTTGGTATATAGTTCATCATTGTTGTAGTTAGTATCTAGCGTTTTAAACATCACTAGTACATTTTTGAACGAATCTTTGATTATATCATTAACACAATATTGCTTTATCTCAGTTAGGTTAGGTAGTTCATTGCGCGCATCGTAAAACTGCTTAATGATGCTAAAAATTTGCTTGTTATCTTTGTTCTTAAAATATACATCCTTGGTAAAATCGATAACACTTGCAAGATACACCTTGTCTGTGCAACACTTATATAAAAAGATGTTTTCGAAAAAGTCTAGATCAAGTTTCAACATTAACATAAGATAGGTTATATTGGGGCAATATCAAGCTAGAATTTGAAAAGTTAGTTGTTAGATATGTGGTGAAGACTAAATACATGCATGTATAACAGACGCGATGCATTAAAAGTCGGTGTAACTAGTTGGATCACACTACATCAAATGCTGAGATCACAGGAGAATGACAAACCAAAAGCTAATTCCGTTGTACAAATCTATTTACCTGGTGGGATGGCTCATCAAGAATCGTGGGATTATAAGATAAACGGATCACCCGAATATAGAGGTCCTTTTGGGGGTATTAAAACTAAAATCGACGGTGTGTATTTTGGAGAACTTCTTAAAGAAACTGCTAAGATTGCTGATAATCTTACTGTGATTCGCTCTGTAACGCATGGTGAAGCTGCTCATGAGAGAGGCACACACAACATGTTAACAGGCTACAGGCCATCACCAGCACTATCTTACCCATCATTTGGTAGTGTTATTAGTCATGAATTAGGAAATCGTAACAATTTACCATCATATGTGTTAGTTCCCAATCAATTTGCACCAGAAAACGGCACTGGTTATTTATCTACTAAATATGGTCCGTTTGCTTTAGGTGCAAACCCAGAAGACCCCGGGTTTGTTGTTAAAGATCTCAATACCCCAAAGGATATTTCCGATAAACAATTTGATAGACGCAAAACTCTTCTTGGTGCTGTTGATGATTTATTCAAATTGAGAGAATCTAACGTTGATGGTATTAAAGCAATGGACTCTTTCTATGATCAAGCATACGCAATGATTTCATCTAAAGAAGCTCGTGAAGCTTTTGATTTATCCAAAGAACCAAATAGTGTGCGTGATGCATATGGTCGTAATGCAGCTGGTCAACGGTTACTTTTAGCACGTAGATTAATTGAAGCAGGTGTTAGAATGGTAACGGTGACATATGGTGGGTGGGATCACCATTCGAATATTAAGCAAGCTTTTGAATCTAATATGGTAAACTTTGATAAAGCTTATGCATACTTCATTACAGACTTAAAACAACGTGGATTATTGTCATCTACCCTTGTGATGGTTTCGTCTGAGTTTGGCCGTACACCAAAAATTAACGCTACCAATGGTAGAGATCACTGGCCTCGTGTATTTTCTACCGTTTTAGCGGGAGGTGGTATTAAAGCTGGGTTTGCTTACGGTACTTCTGATGCTTTAGCAGCTGAACCTGATGAAAACCCAGTAAGTCCTGGTGAAATAGCTGCCACTCTTTATCATTTAATTGGTATATCACCAAGAAAGAAGCTTATGACATCAGATTTAAGACCAGTTGAGGTGGTTTACGAAGCAGATCCGATAGAAAAGATCTTAGCATAAAAAAAAAGGCAGCAGCCTTTTTTTATTTTGATTTCCATTTTTTAAGGAACCACTCTTGACCTTTCTTCCATTCATCAGTAAAGCTTCTCAACCCTGGTGATGCATGAGTAATTATTATATCACCTACTCCGACTTTCACACCAGCTTTATGACAAGCCATTGAAAAGTCTAAGTCGTAAAAGTGAAAGCCAGCTGGATTGGTTGTATCAAATCTAACCTTGTTGAATACTTCTGTTTTTACAGCCATAAACACACCATCAATTAATATAACCCGGTCGGGATAGCTACCAAAACTAGTCATAAACTTCTTACTAGTTGTATCGCTTAAATGAGCTACAGCACCTCTATGCTGTGATCTGTCACCCATCAAATGCCATAATGCTGGCTCTTGTAATTTGACCTCTCTTGTACCTGCACATCCAACGACGTCGAAGTCACGTCCCAATGTATCAAGTTGACGTTTTAATGCTTCAGGCGCTTCAATTATTACGTCATCGTGAACAAAAACAAGCCAGTCGTTTGAATCTTTAAAAACATTAATTGCATTGTTATAAACAACATGCAATGGGTCTGTATTATGTTTGAAAAAAGCTACTGTATGTACATCATTAACACCGCTGTTATATAATAGCGTTGTTTGTGAATCACCTTTAGTCGCTGATATTAATTGGATCATACGATTAAAAATGGGGATTTAGATTTAAATTTACCAACTTCTTTAAATTTAAACACGCTGTTAAGTTTAAACACCTTACCTTCTGGCACTTCTTCCATGGTTTTACCTTGAATAGAAGAATAGTTACCGTTGTCGTCATAATAGAGTGTACTACCTTGTCTTACTAGATAAACATTTAAAGTGGTGGTGTTAATAATTGCAAGAGCAAAAGTACCTTCTAGTCGATTACAAATTTTTTCAATAATATTAACTTCTTCTGAAGAAGCAACTTCTTCTGAAGAAGTTGCTTTCTTTTTATATTTTAAACTTACCCATTCTTCTTGCAACATCGAAGCAATTACTGATGTATCTACTCTATTTTCATTCCAGCTACAGTACTTTTCATTTAACGTTTCATGGTTTGTTAAAACCCCGTTATGAAATACCATCCAATCTTCTTGTTCAAATGGATGCGAGGTATCGTAATTAAACTTACGAACTGCAGATGTCGGTGCTTGAACATGGCCAATATAGTATGCATGTCCTTTTTCTTTCAATTTAAGTTTATCAATGTTAATATACCCCTCTTGTTTAATAATACTAACATCATCAACGATACCAGCAGGGGATTTCATTAGCGTTACTAGTGATGAAGCAAACGTACCACGAGTTTTATTTGCGTCGTATAAAACTTCAAACATTGATAGATTTGGAGAACCATAGATAGCACAAATAACGTTAAAATCCCCTCCCCTGGGTGTAAATATTATTGTTCATATAATCTATTATAGATACAAAATAACAAATATCAACAATCAAAAAAGTATATGTAGGTTTACACCAAACAAATTATGGTATGAAAGCTCCTGATGCAGTTTGAAAAATGAGCTAAAGTAGAAAAAATAGTTTGAAACTGCACATCTGGATAAAATTCAGCAGTAAAAAAAACTACTACTTAGTATAGAGTATATAACAAAGTAGTGTTATATGAATAAATAATTCTATGAATTTTAATTCGCTGTATAATAAACTTGAAATTATCGAAGAAGCAAGAGCTAGTCGCTTTGAAACCCTTTTTCAAACAGGCTATCTTAAAAAAGCTATGATAGATAAAGGTGTTGGTGTGCCGAGACCTCTTGTATTCCAGTTTATTATGGATTTCTTAGAAAGTAAAGGTCTTGTACCTGAAGGAACAGCTTTTAAGGGGTCAAGATATGCAGCTGAAGCTGGTGAATTCATTAAAAAACTTGTTGATGACGGCATAATTAAAGACGAGATTGCTGATGAGTTTAAAGAATATACAAAAAATAATTTAGGAGAATTTATTGGCCGTAAATTTCAAACTACAAAACACAGAACTGGTGAGTTTGCTAAAAAACAACAAATGGAAGGTGGTGAAGAAAGAGGTAAAGTTGCAGGTGAATTACGTAAGATAAAATCAGCTGAAGAATTAGCAGCAGAAAGACAAGCAAAGAAAGAAGCTGAACAAGCTCGTGCTGAAGATATTTCACCAACATCTCCTTATGAATTTAAAGATTATCAGGTATATATCGAAACAAAAAATGAAGTATCTTTAGAATTAGTAAAAATTAAGAAAATTTTCACCGCTCTTGCTAAAGGTACCCCTGTTGAGGTTGATATCGATAGTACACCTACAAATATATCTGTATCCATGGATCCAGAGTCACCGGTAGCAAAGGGTGTTATTAAGTTTGGTGAAGAAAAAATTAATAGTGAATTAGTTAATCTGTTAGCTAAACAGTTTCGTGTTGATCCAGAAGATATAATGGTAAATATTAGCCCCCCGCATATAATGGATATTGACAAAGACCTCGGTGTTAATAAAACTAAAGCTCAACAAACCGGTGTTGATACAGATGGATATAGTATGGGTACTATAGCTGGTGATGACTCTGCACGTCGTCTTGCTAACCCATTTGAAGATGAGGAAGAACCTGTTACAAAAGCCGCAAAACCAAAAGTACAGTTTATCTCAAACAAAGATCGATTCCAACCTAAGACTATCTGGCAAAAGATTGCACAGCAGGAACTGTATTATAAATAAGTATCGTAAGGTATTTTCTTGCAATTATTCTTTTCCCAAACATTAAATAAATTCTGTTTGTATGGAATCGGATCAATATATCCAGCTTCAACAAATCCTTGTAATCGCAAACTAGAAGATGGTGAATATGCATCTGCTTTGTCTTCACCAGCATAACAAGTCCAAGTATCACTAAATTTAACCCCAAGTCTAATACCTTCTAAGATAATATCCTTCTTGGACATAGTTAAAAGAGGAGCTTCAACAACAATGCGATGCTCCCTATTTAATTCAGCTACATCATTGATCTTTTTCAAGAATTCTGGGCTTCCATCCCAGTAGCCGGCTAACGAGTCAACCTGAGCTGCACCATACCAAACTGTATCAGCCCCGATACCTTCTGCATATGATAGAAGATATGAAATAAACAACATATTTCGAAATGCTACATAGCTCTTAGGTTGAGCTTCACCTCTCATCTCTCTTACATCTGGTGTATCAATATCTGGATTAGTAAGAGAAGAAGTTGGAGCAAGAAGATTTAATGGTGTATCAATAACTAACATCTCAACCTTTTTCTTCAGACTCTTCAGCTGCTTTTGTGCGCAATCTAATTCTTTCTTATGTCTTTGACCATAATCAAAGAACAAACAGTACACTTCATCAAACTTTTCAGCTGCTATGTGAAGCAAGACTGAAGAGTCAGCACCACCGGAGAATGCTAATACAACTTTTGTTTTTTTGGGACCCATAGTTTTAGTATCCATTACAACTATATTATAACATGGAATAAAAATTATTCCACCAGATTTGACATAATTAGATTTTAGCTTCGTCTACGAGATATTCAATATACGAAATACTTTTCACACCAGAAAAGCGAGATACTTCTTTGTCATTTTTAAAAATGATGCATGTAGGTACAGCGTTAATACTGTATTGTTTACTAATATCTTCATTATCTTCGATGTTGATAATTTGAACATCACAATCAGTTTGTTTTTGTTTAAACTGCTCAATTACAGGTTTAAACATTCTACATGGACCACACCATGGCGCGCTAAAATATAGTAGTTTGATGTATTTTATTCGTTATTTTCAAACTCATTGGGTTCATCGGGTTCACCAAGTTCGTCTAATTCATCAACGTCTTCTGCAAGAGCTTCCCCTTCACTATAAGACCAATTCTTAGTAATTTCAACCTGCAATTTAGGTAAAATCTGATCCCATACGTCAGAGTCTTTCCGCCAAGATTTGTAATAACCGAGCTTAGTTCCATCTGGTAAAGCATAAGTTGAACCATTTTGAATAACTGCACCCATACCCACTGCAAGGTCGAGAAGACCGTAGTATTTGTCTAATCCTGTTGAAAAACTTAAGTACATCTCAGCTTCAAGGTACTGTTTAATGAAACGATTCTTACGTGTGAGAGCGCGAATAATCACACCAGAGTAATTCTTCTGACCAGCAACCATATTGCTATCAAAAGCTTTACCCCCGTCATCTTTCATAGGTTTACGAGCTAACTGTACAGATACCGACGGAAGGTATGTCACAGCTTTACCACCAGGCATGTGTTTTTCAAGAGAGGGGAACATTGCAGATGGGTCATCGTACACATGATTCGTACAGAGAATGGTAGTTCTGGTAAGTGCACCCATATTGTTGCAAGTCTTAAGTAGAGACTTCATTGCACGAGCTGCACTACCCATATCAGCTGATGTGCTTTCTTTCTCCATTCTATTCATTTCTTGCTGGGATTGAAGGTTACCCAACGAATCAACTGCAATAATAAACTTACCTTCAAGACCCTTTGCTTTCACGTTAGTCAAGAATTTGAAAATTGCATTTCGAGTTTCTTCAATCGTTATAGATGGTACGTATTTTACCTTTGAAACATCAAGTCCCAAGCGAGTTGCACCTTCTGGGTCGATACTATTTTCAGTATCAAAAATAACCGGAGTTAAACCTTGGCGTTGAGCTCGAGCAAGAATCTTTTGCACGAAAAGAGACTTACCAGTCATCGATTCTCCAGCTAAAAGTGTAACCCGACCCTTTGGAATACCACCATCCAATTTGCCAGAGATGAGAGCGTTCAACACCATCGAACCTGTATCAATCCAACCATCTACCAGACTAAGAGAGTTCTTATCAAGGTATGTTGCATACGGGTTAATTTCATCAATACTATCTAAGGCTGCTTTTAGTTCTTTATCCATACGTTTAATATATACCTAAATAAATTAAATCAACAAAAACCCCACCAATATATTGGTGGGGTTTAAAACTATTATAATAGTTAACTATTTTTAATCTTCAAAAAGTTTTACCACTTCTGGTTCTTCTTGTACAATTGGAGTTGGATTACACATCGATTCGTATTGCTGTAACAAACGGTCGTCTAAAGTTACATCACTAATTGCAATTGATTCTTTATGGTAAGTCCAAACATTTGTTTCTTTATCACCTAAAAATTCATTGAATAGAAGTGGTAAGGTTTGAACTTGTAACTGACCAGTTTGGCTTGGCTGCACATGTAGAATGATAGGTTTGCGCAAGCGCAAAAAAGTATCGGATTCAGATGCAACAGTACCAATAATAAAACGACCAATATGGTCAATAATAAGTTTAACTTGTGGTTTCATACTTTATATATTAATCTCTTTACCAATAGAATCAACCAAATAAATCAAACAATTCTGTTTGCACATTATCTTTTGGTTTTCTAATTCGCCAATTTACTGCTTCATAAAAACGTTCAATTGCTTGGAATAAAATCTTATCAAACATTGTATCATAGTCGATTTTAAAATACTGATTAAACTCTTCAGGGAATTTATTTTTAAAAGCTATAGATTCAATCATATATTTGTTTGGTGTTTCAACATATAGATATCTTACCTTGTCACCTGAAGAAAGCTTTTCGTATTTCTTATCGAGCTTCAATTTATCTAATAGTAGATTATGGTAATAACTTGATTTGACATGCAATGGCATGGACTTTGTTGTGTCGAAGTCACTACATTTAACTGCATACTTTTCATACCCTTTCAATCCCATAACAAATGCGACATCTTGAATCGGAAGTCCTTTGAAAATATCATACGTCTCATTCAGTACTTTATTTGTTTCAGCTTGAGATTTTGTTAACAACATCGTCTCAATTATTTTTTTTGCATATGGCTTAATTGCATTAGGCATTGTTGTTCTTACAACTTCAACACCTGTATACTTGAATTTATCACATGCAATACCTTCATCATCTAAAACATGCAACACATATCGTTTTTTCTGCAAAAATAGACCAACATCACCGATACTTTCACGTTTGAAAACAAATCTACAATCTTTAGAATTTAAAGTTTTTGCACCCCAGACTTTAATCTTTGAATTAAGATAGTTTTCAATATTTTGTACGATTTCAAGAGTATCTTTAGTCAGCTTACCAGCATCATCTGTGAATAACGTCTTATTATCTTTATACAAAGACTTGATAGAAACGTAAGAGCTATTATGTACAAGAATGTTATTAGCGTAAAACCATGGCTGATCCTGATCTTCCATTTCCATGTCATACACATATTCATCTTCAAATGGATCTATTTCTTCAACTGTAAATTCTTCAAACTTATTTTTTATCATATAAAAATCTTTTACACTGTTCGACTACTGACTCTGGGTTATTATCAAAATCACTTTCTTAAATCACCAACACACTATATCCCCGTTCTCTAATTATACACTCTTGGTTTTGAATATCAACCTTCCAAATCTGTTCAGCTGTTAGTGTGTTTTACCATATTGATTCGAGTTATCATGCTAGCAATCACCATGCAACTCTACACATTTACCGGTTGGTGATGCTGCATCTAACGTCTTTATAAGAATTTTATCACCTGGTTTATATTCTTTAGGTGAAATTCTTATAACAGTGTCGTTTCGAAGTACCATCAACCCATGATCTTCTGTCATAATAACCTCATCACCATTGCTTGTTTTAATCTTAAACCGCCGCTTAGTAACTCGATGACGGATTAATCTTTTAACCGGTGATTCAACTACACATCTAGTGTTAGTATTATATGTTGATGTTCTAATATTCTTAATATCTATTGTCTCATGACCATGTTTAGATGTTACGATATTATCATTTGCATACCTATTATATAAATCACCGATAGCAATATCCACACCATTTATACAGACTGTCGTATCATACGGGACCGAATCTGTATCATTATAAATGATTGCTTCTTCAAGTTCTTTGTCTGTAATGTTTGGTAACTTTTCTTTTAAATATTCCTTAATAAGTGTGTTTGATTCTTTAATCACCGCTTGACCTGTCAATGTTACAGATGATGCAATATCATCATCACCAATAGGTGCTTGCTTGTTACCAAAATCATTTATCTTCGTTTCAACTCGTTTAGATTAAAACCGCTTTCGCTGCTATATATTTCTATATAGATGAGACTATATCATCACCACTCAAGGTGTCTCCCGTTTCGATACACTTGTATCTACTCGCTTTCGCGATAGTCGTTGAACGTTCTCTTTTCAGAGCTTCGCTGCTGATTGCCATTTTAAAGGTTTTCCAGCAATTAGAGAGATTTTTCAACACCAATTACTTGATGAAGGGACCGTTAGGTTAATCCGTAGCAACTATTGATTAATACCTTAACACACATTTGATGTGCATTAAGCTGATCAACTTTATCTTTAAGTTCCTTTCTCCTAAATTCTAGTTCTTGTAGTCTTGTCATATGCTATATAATAGTGTTGTTTTTTCAAAAACCAACCAAAATAACCATAAATACCAATCTTATAAACGTCTAAAAAATTTATTACATAATCTTAATTATACATTAGGGTAAGATTGCTCTCGCTTCAATTTTTTAATTTCATTTTCAATTTCACTCAACTTCACTTTATATTTTTGAAGTTCTTTCTTAATTTCAACACGCTTGTTATAAAAGTGATCAACAAATAACGGTACGACCCCTTTAAACTTTTGAGTGAATAAGAAGTTAGCTTTTGTTATCGCTAGCTCTTCAGCTTTAATTAACTCACCAAAACGTTCCTTGGTAAAGTTGAGAGTTTTACCACTTACATGTCTAATTGTAAACGTACCATCATCGTTTTTAATAAACTTACCAACTTTTGTTTCAGGTGACAAATTGAGTGAAATCATCACATTTGGGTACAGTGAATTAGCGTCAAAAGAAATTACTTTCTCTTGAAACCCACTACGGGGTTCAGCAACATATGCACCTGGGTTTGTACTATCTGGATCATTACGAACGAACGTCGAAATAATCTTACCACCCTCACGAGACTTAATACATAAAGCTCCATTGATAACAGATAAAGTACCCATTGCTTGTTCAAATGTACACAATCCTGCATAAGATAACATCCTCAATAGATTTACATATTGCAACTTTTCTTCAAGTCGAACAACAATGTTAACGTCTTGAATGTTATAATCAATAAATGTATCCCAGTCTGTATCGGTCAATTGAGCTAATGACATACCATTCAACTCGACTTTCTTTTCACCAAGCTCAATTTCACCAATATTATCAAGCTTATAGCTGTCACGTTCTTTAAAACAAAATCGCTTGTAGATATCTAAGTAATCAAGAATAGAAATACCATCGATGTAATAACGACGTTGTTGTTTACCAAATTTACCGATAATGTCTCTGTAATGCACATTACCAAGTGGTGACATTTCTTTAGTATATTCTTCACCTAAGATTCGTGAGCAACGATTAATAATATAAGGAATATCAAAAAATTCTGAGTTCCACCCTGACATAATATCAGGATAATCTTTCTTGAGATAATCAATAAACTTTATAAACAACTCCTTTTCATTTTTACAATGAACGTATTTTACTGATTTATTAGAACCAGTGTAAGGGTTAACTCCAAAAGTATTAAAGCTTTTAGTTAAACTATCATAACATGTAATAATAGTCACTTCATGAGTTGGGTCTTCTGGATTCGGGAACGATGTATGTTGTGAGTAACACGACTGGTTATAATTACACCATAGTTGTTTTTCTTCATCCCATACTTCATAATCAGCAGACATTTTATTATTTCTGAATGTTTTAAAGTCTACAATTTGTTCTTCGGTTGCCTTTTTTCTAATTTTTATTTTATGGTCACCTTTATAATAAAGTGTATCTGTTTCAATATCTAAAAAACAAATCTTAATCGGATGCTGAGTAAATTCTACAGTTTCATTTTCTTTCCAAAATGTATCTAAAAGATATTGCTGAACAGGTGGTAGGTTTTCAAATACTCGACGAATACCCCCATCACGTAAAAATTTATTCCGCTCATAACTATTTCGGAATACTTTCTTCTTTAATTTTGTATTGTAAATTGAGGTATACTCACCTTTTGAATCTTCTAGATACAAATATGGATCATGAGATACAGTATACCTCACTCGGTTACCATCTTTATCCCATGTAAAGAGTTCTACACACCTGTTAATATTGTTATAATAACAATTACGATACGACATAATATGGAATTATATACACTAATTCCATTTTTTCAAATATTTTCGTTCAGGACTATTATATGGTGTTGTATAAGACTCGTATATACAACCAACATTTTCAGCATTTTCCAAGAAACGTGTTTCGCCAATCTTTCTCATTTCAGTGGACATTACACGATACTTTGGTTTATTTTTGAGAGTGGACGCAATTTTTTCTAGTAATTCTTCACCACTATTGAACTTTAACATTGCATCCTTATATGTGCAAATATCTTGACAAATTACAGGTATACCTAAAATACACGCTTCAATATATTTGATATCTGATTTAGCTCTATTAAATGGGTTATCTTGTAACGGGGCAATCATCAAATTAATATTCAAATCGTAAATCTTTTTAGGATATGCATATAAAGGTTGCCATGGGTAAAATTCAATTTCACCTGATTGAACATAAGGCAAAAGAGGTGGTGGGAATGCACCCATAAACACCCACTGATAATTGCGACGTGTGTCAATAATAGCTTTTAATACATGCTCAAAGTCGTCTTTACCCCCTGTTTTATTGTCAACATCATAATGAGCACCTGAACCTGTATAAAGAATACGAGGCTTTTTATAATGTTTATCTAAGTTATTACAAATACGTGCATGATTAAACAAATACCCTATCCAGAAAAATGGAGGGAAGTTTGGAATAACCGTAATTTCTTGCTTACCTGTTTTTTCTCTATACAGGTCTCTCATATAATCACATGTAACTGTAACTTCATCAACCATATTGATGATATCAATACAGTTCTGTCTTACTTCATCGGTATCAAACGCAAATTTAAATCGATTATAATCGGGAATACATTCTTTAAAAACTACATCATCAACTTCGTAAATAAGTTTAAATTTATGCTGCTTTTGAATTGATTTTAAATGTTCAATAAATTGTTTTTGTACAGATGTAGCTTGACGTTGAATTTTAACTGCTTTAACGTTTTCATACCATCTTGGATCAAACACCATGCATGTATTTGACTGCGATACCATTTGCTGATTTGCATTTAAAATCTGTTCAGGCCAAATAACACGCCAATGACCACACCCGGAATAGTCTGCAAGATAATTAACAACACGTGGTAATGATAATTCTCGAGGCTGTTCTGGCTGCGGCTTTGATTGAGCTGATACCACAAATGGTGTGTTATTAAACGGACTTACAAACGGGCTAGTCACGAAAGGCGAAGACATAAACATATACTGGATTTAGGTTTATTCGTTTATAAAATCAACACGCTTCGTAATACCTGATTGTTTTTCAAGATATATAACCTCACCGGTAACAGCTTTTAATGATTCCGGTCTGTGCGAGATTACATAGATACATTCTTTAAATTGTTCGGAACGTTCTTTAAGTAACTCCACAATAAGTTCAATACCTTTATCATCAAAAGATGAATCAAACAATTCATCATAAAATGCAATATTATACTGCACACCGCCTTGCATACGTCTCAAGTCTGAAAATGTAAATAAACAAGCTAAGTCCACACTCTTGCGTTCAGCACCCGAAAAGTTAAAATAAGAACAGATCTTATTCTTTTCATTTACAATTTCTTCTTCAAAAAATTCATTGAAATAACAAACTGCATTGCTGTCTAACTTTTTGAGATAAAACATTAATTTACCATTTAACAATTCAAGTAACTTATTAACGATATAAGATTTCACACCCTCTTCGCTAATAATATATTTTACAACTTCCAGTTTTTGTAATTGCTGTCTTTTACTTGTGATAATTTTATCTAATTCATCACAACGTAATTCAGTTTTAGCAATTAATTCATCAAATTCAGTTGTAGTTGTTTCAACTTGCTTTATATCTTCAATTAATGAAGTTTGCCACTTTGTTAACTGCTCAATTTTATCTTGAATATTACGTTCTTCTTGAACAAGTAGTTTATTTTTTGATAATTTATCTTCTTCTTCTTTTAATTTTATAGCTAGTAAATTCCTCTTATGTTGATATTCAATCAAATTAGATTGCAATTCACTTTGCTGCAAAGTAAGGTTACTAATTTCGTCTTTAATTCTATTTTTTTCTGTCTCAATATACACACTATCATGTTCTTTAATAGAACGCAAACAAACCGGACACTTGTCTTCATTTGTACCAATTTTTGAAAATGTATTGTTGCATGTTTTGATTTTTGATACCAATTCGCCTGTTTTTAAAGTCAGGTCATTAATATTGGTGTCGCATTTTTTAATACCAGTATCAATTTTTTCAATAGTTTCTGTTACAACCTGCTCATCCCAAAACACCATTGTATCGCGTTTTTGTTCTAGCTTTGCAATATTGCTTTCGTTTTCTTCTTGACGTTGCACATAGGTAGCATGTTTATTCTTACGATGCTCTATTATCTTCTCTTTTTGCTTTTGGTAGTTAGATATAGATCTAACTACTTCATCGAATTTAGTTTGTTCAATTTCGTTTTCTTTTGTTACATGATTGATTTCATTTCTAAGTTCAGAAATCATTTTACTAAAAATTTCTAAACCAAAAATATCTTCGATAAATTTTCGTTTTTCAACTTTATTTTTTGCCATGAATGGAATTGCACCATTAACAGTCATAATAACACAGTTTTGAAAAACTGCAGGTGTTGCACTTAATATATCACAAATATATTTGTTTGTATTAGCAATAGTATCACGAGTTACATCAACATTATCTTTTGAAATGGTAACCTTTGATGGGTTATTTTTTCTACAAATTGTATATGTGTGTTCACTTGTAGGTGTTTTTACATCAAATTGCAACTCAATTACAGTTGTACCACCTGTAATATTATTAACAATAAGGTCTTTCTTAATTTCACGCAATGATTCACCAAATATTGCGAAATATAATCCATCAGCAATAGTGGATTTACCGATTGCATTACGTCTATCTGGCTTATCTTTGTTTTGACCTGTAATTAAATTAATACCTTCTTTGAAGTATATACACACAGGGTCGTTACCAATAGATAAAAAGTTTTGAATCTTTAGACTTTTAAATTTAACTGACTTCATACAAGTGCACACTTACTGTAAAGGTTAAGTGTGTGTTCTAATATAGATTTTTTATCATCTATATCAAGTAAATTTACAAACTCTTCAATAGCTTGCGTAATATCAATACCGGAAAAATCGTATGATGTGGTATCTGTAATAATTTTATTGCAGTTAATATCATAATCAACAATCAAAGTATTAGGTTTGAGTTGATTTAAAACTGTCTGTAAAACAGTAATATCATCTTGACTAATATTTCTATCGATTTTTAGTTTGACAAAGTTATTAGTAATACACGTTTTAAAATAATCTGAAATGGTTCCAGCTTGTACAAGATCACTAAGAGTAATTTTTTTATAACGAGGTGATAAATTGTTTTGATAGAACGTGTAAGTTGAATCATTTATATCAAGAATGTAATAACCTTTACTGGTATCACAATCACCAAAGTCCATTTCAAAAGGATTACCTACATATAATATTGTACCAGCACCGAATTGACGTTCATGTCTAGTATGAAAATGACCAGATATAACAAGATTAAACTTCTTCAAAAGATCACTTGCTTTCATTCCATCTTCACACATTTTCATCGAATTCATTTTAAATGATTCAATTTCAAGGTGACCAAAACAAATGTCACTATCAGGTAATTCTGTATGTGAAAACCCCCAAGGTAAGAATGATAGAGTTTTATTAAACCGATCAAGCGTAAATGGCTTATCAATTACGTTTACGCTTTGTTTACCCTTTATAATATTCAAAGAGTGAACATCTGTGCGATGTTTAAAATATTGATCATGGTTACCTGTTATAATTGTTAAGTTGAATTCACTTAACAATTCAAATATTTCTGCTGACACTGTTAGTGTATTTACAGATATTTCACTACGGTTATGGTACCAATCACCACAAAAAATTATATCTTTAATATTTTGCTGTTTGAGATCTTTGACAAACCAGCGACACCAGTCTAATGCAATGGTGTGCCACTGACCTGAATCATTATGAACACCTAAATGTAAATCAGAAAATATTGCAACCTTTGAATTGTTAATCATAGTTCTGATTATAACTATTGACCTCATCCTCATCATCGTCTTCAGGTTTTACATAGATACATGAGCTCATTTTTGGGTCGGTCATCATAGATTGATACATTTGAGACTTATATTCATGTATCGTATCATGGTGTTTCTTTTCTTTTTTAATGCGATTAATAAAAGCATGAAATGCAATTGTAGTAAAATATGAGAAAGGATTGGATCCCGTACTAAAATCATACTTTTTTTTCTGTATTGCATTGTACATCTTTACTAATGCATCACCAATCATATCTTCTTTATAGGTATAATTGATAAACGATGGTAAAAAACTCAATCCTGTTGCAATTTTTTTAATATACACACCAAGATCTTCTGTAATGATATCAGTGTCATAATACTTTTTAAGAGCTAACTTAAACTCTTCAGGATTGACATAGTATTGAGCTTTATTTTCTTGCTTTGCCATAATGAACTATATTATAATAATCAGATTAATCAACATTCTCTTATATTTTTTTCAGAAAATTGTATTTTTTCGCGTTGGTAAATGTTTTTTCTAGCGTCACCGTGTTCATTCCCGTATCGTAAATTGTCAACCAAGTCGAAAATATATAGTTTTGATTTGGAGGGATGTAATCTCAGCCCACGTCCAATAGATTGCACGGTACGAATAAAGGCCTTACCACCAGCTGCAAACATGATTAGGTGTAAATTTTTGATATTTACACCTGTTGAAAATATAGAACTTAACGCAATACATACGACATTGTTGTTTTTTTCTATGATTTCCTTGATCTTTTCCCGCTCCTCCACCTCAACTTTTCCTTGAATAAAGAAAACCTTTTTGGAAATACCTTTGAGATGTTCCATTAAAATTTCCCCATGTCGTATATGGTTGATCAAAATGAGGATATTGTTAGGAAATTTTTGAGATATTTCCTTAATTGCATTGTTCCTAAAATTTGATTCGTAGAGGAAATTAAGTTCATCACGGTAGTTCATTTTAGGAACAGGCTTGTAATTGATGTTAATACACTTAACTTCTGCGTTTGTAAGGTAGTTTTCCTGTCGTAATTCGTAAGAACTCTTTTCATATATAACAGGTCCAAGCTTTCCTAAAACAGACCAACGGTCTCCATTTTTATCAGGAATAGTTCCTGTAAATCCATATTTGTGTGAGGTTAGTATTTTGGAAATAAGTTTTCCTGATACATCTGCTTTCATTTTATGGCAGTTAGAAGCAACTATATTACCACTAACAATATAGTTGTGGTCCGTTTCAATGTGGAGATTATAAACAATCTCCGGTTTATCTATTTCCGTTTTTGTTATTAATCTCATAATATTATTATTTGTGCTTCACGGTTGTGGTATTAGGTGATATAATATTATCATCCTTGGTTATTTCATCTGCTCTTACCCAACCTCTATCGGTCAATAGTTTGTGGTTACCTGTTAGTTTGAGTATTGTACCGTCATCAAATACCATTTCATACATTTTTTCACTTTTACTGTTGGTTAAGTTTTTGAAAACATTAACGACCACATCTTCCTTAACCTCGTTAGTTTTTTCATCGTAATTGAGAACAATATCCCCAATTTTGATGTTTTGTATCTGACGCCAACCTGTTGGTGTTAAAACATCTGTTTCACCATCAAAACACTCATCTACAACAAGCAAATCAATATATTTTAACCACTCATTTTCCTCAAATTTTCGTTGTAATATACCAATGTTGACTACAAAAACATTGGATGTTAAATCTGGTTCATGTTTTCCTGTCCATTTTGTTGGTTTAAACGTCACACCATATGAAAGGAAATCATTATATGTTTGTGTGACTAGCCCTAAGTCTGGTACAATCACCAGACATTTGAATGTTGTCTTTTTGGTAGAATTTAAGTAATAATTTTCTATTAAAGTTGCGGTTGTAATAGTTTTACCTGCTCCTGTACCCATCAAACATATACCACGTCCAGTTTTAAGAGCCAACTTTACGACATCTTCTTGATATTCTCTTAACACGTTACCATTAGCTTTAAGATTGTTGTAATATGTAAAGTCATACTGTTTTGTTAGGTAATTTGAAAGTACGGGTGTAACAGAAGTTGAAGGAACAACAATATTACACTCATGAAGGTATTTGTTAATTTCCCAATACATACCTACCTCACACTGACCTGTAGGTGTTATGACATATTTTCTGCTAGGAATAAATTTATTCCTTCGCTTCATAAAAGAATGACCTTCATATGGATAACTAAAGTGTTCTCTTACTTGTTTAAACAATTCAGGTTCACATTGAAATATTAGTTTGTTATTTTTTAAATCAAAAATCATAACGTCTCAAGTTTACCTAAATCTACAATGTTCTTGATCTCCCAATGCATACTACCGAATATTTTTTCTACCTTTTCTAAATATTCCACCACGTTAGCTAAATCTCTTTTTTTTTCTTTGATTACAACAAACTCTTCTTGTTCTTCGATAAGGTTTAAAACAGTTTTATCTGATAAGGTAACAGGTGATTGTTCTTTTATTTTTATAGATAAAATTTTAGTTATCTTTTTTTCTTTATCGGTTAACTCTTGTAGCTCACGTTTTGCTTCAATTAACCTGGCAACCCAGAAATGTTTTTTTGCTGGTAGTCTTAGTTGTGTTTCTTTAATATTAAAGTCATTTAATACGAGGTCTTGTTCGACATCTTTTATATATTTACTAAGTAGACTCATAGTAAATGATAAATACTGATAACATGAAATCAACTTTTAAAGCTCACTTTTTACAACTACTTGATGAAGAAAATGTTGCAGGTGGTGCAGCATCTGTATTTGGAGCAGGTGTAGTTGCAGATGATGGTATATACGATCCAAATGCTAGTAGATTTACCTCAAATGATTCTATATATGCTCCTGGTGACGCAAGATTACCTAAAGCTTTGAGTGGTGTGCAACGCAGAGCTGGTATAAGTAAAAAGCGACACAAATTTAAAAAACGCCACCGTAATAAATTATGACAGATTTTGGACATTGGATTAGTGCTGCATCATTACCTGAAACACCATATGGTTTCATTTATAAAATAACTAATCTCATATCAAATAAATGTTATATTGGTAAGAAGCAAATGGTATCGGTTAAAAAGATGCTACCACTTAAAGGTCGTAAAAACAAAAGACATAAAGAAGTAGAAACAGATTGGCGTGTATATACTGGTTCGTCAAACGAATTAAACGCAGATATTGAAAAACACGGCAAAAAAAATTTCAAGTTTGAAATTCTCAGGTTTTGTAATAGTAAGTGGGAACTTGCTTATTATGAAACAAAAATTCAATTTGAATCAGATGTATTAGTATCTGAAAACTTTTACAACGGTATTATTAACTGTCGTATTGGAAAAGCGCCAAAAAGTCATATAATACAAGAATGACGTGTAAAATAGCACATAAAGGTGTTTTGTTTGTTGATTTTTTACAATTTGTGCGAGATAATTGCTGCAAAACTTATACCCAAACTTTACAAACATACAATCTACCGAATGATATAACTAACAAAGATGTTACATCTATCTTTTATCATACAATATTACAATGCATTATATCATATTTTACATCTCTAAAAACTCATGATAAAAAGATATTTTATGTAAATAAAACTAAATTACAAAAATGCTGCCTTGTTGGTGATAATGATTTGATTGTATTCTTGCAGTTTTTTGTCAAATTTATTAAAACCATAAAAACAAAGCTAAACTTAATTGTTATTTGTGAAAACTATTCACTCAAAAAATATGTTAGCCTTTTAGATATGGATGTCAATGTTAATGAAAGTTTTCATAAAGCTCTCATGGTAAAGGAGATATCAGCTGAAAAGATATACAAATTCCTCGAAAAATGTGGGTTAAAACAGCTATCAAAAACATATAAGCAAGATGTCAATGTAAAATTCTGGCTTAAATAATAAATAATTTTATGTCAAAATTTTTAGATTTGGTGAATGAGTTTTCGCGTTCAGTATCAGCTACACCCGCAGAACCAACATGTGGTTTGACGAGGTTATTCGTTAAACTATGTGATACACTGCAAATTGGTTACGAACAAACTAGTGATGGGTTTTTAATAAAAATACCTGCAGAAGAAGAAAACCAAGATTTATCTAAATATACAGCAACAGCTGCTATTGATAGTAATGTTGAAGGGTTAGCTAGCAAAGCTAATATTGCGTCTCGTATATTTGGTACCACGGCTGGAAAAGCAAAGGCAGCTGTAAAAGATAGAGCTAATTTGGCACCACTACTAGTAACAGCATATCAAGATCTTACTAACCAGATTAAAACCGCATTAATGAATGTAAAGAAACCTTCTACACCAAAATGAAAAAGACTTTACAAATAATCGAACAGACTTATCAATTACTTGAACAAGATGCACTATCAGCTGATACTGCAGCTCCTCAACCTGACCCAACTATGCCAGCAGAAGCTCCATCAGCTGAAGGCCAGCCAGAAGTTGCACCACTAACATCAGAGGGTGAAGTTTCTCTTATCAAAAAATTAGTTACTTTAATTAAGTCTGTTGTTGCAACAACCCCAGATGACAATACCCGTACAAAAATTGCTAACTTTAATGTTGATAGTGTAACACCCAAAAACGCACGCGATATGCTTGCAAAATTTGAAAATATGCTTATTACAAACAAAAGTGATTTTGAGACATCTCAAATAGATAATCAGTATGGATTATAATCTAACAAAACTTTACGAAAAAGTTTATGATCGAAAAGATTATAAACCACAACCAACATTGCGTGATAAATATAATATTGTAAAAGAAAATGCTCAACTCACAGTATCAAAAAATGATGAAATTATTATTAATGAACCCATTACAGATGATTTTGTAAAAAAAGTAAAAAGAGATATTAATGTAAATAAACAATTTGAAGGTAGAGAAAGTGGTTCTTTTGAAGCTGTAGTTGATGGTATTTTACAAGCTAAGGGGTGGGCTAACGGTAATTCTGCTTATGTAGCAGATGTGTTAAACCCTGTAATGTTTATTTTTAAATCATATGATTTAAACATTACAAATGAAACAATTTCAAAATTTAAAAAATTGCAAGTTTCGCCAAATACACCATTTCGCACTATGTTAATGTCAAGTGGTATAAAAAGTTGGTACAATGTATTACCAGAAGAGTTTGTAAATCTATTTGAAGTAGCAGAAGATGCAAAAGATGCGTTTGAAAAATTATACAATATTAAATTTCTTGTCAATACGGTTAGTGTGGGTAAGGGAGAACTAATCAGCACAATAATATCAGATGCTAAAAAAGGTGATGTTGGTGATTTGGATTTTCCAGGGTTTGGTGAGTATGAAATTAAAGGCACAGGCGCTAGGTTAGGTGGTGATGGGTACACATTACAAACATCAAAAAAGCTGGAAGAAATTTTAAGTACAAAATCTGCAGATTTAGGTGCAAAGAGTCTTAAAGTAATCAAACAAAAAGTTTTAACTTCTATTAGTAACGTTGTTGGTAAACTTAGATGGGCCGCACATGGTGTTAAAATTTCAAAGTCAATTGAAGATACAGATAATATAGAAGAAATAAAAAACATTACTGATTCAATTGTTTTTGATCCCGACCCTGCTAAAGATCAAAAACTTAAACAAAGTGTAATAAAAACTATTGAAACGAGCTATAATAAAGTTTCAAAAATTAAGGGTAAAAATATGTCATTTTCTACCAGTATAGCTACTTTCTTTATGAAAGATAATAATCTTTCTTATGATGATGTTATATCTGGATTAGTTAATACAAGAAATTATAAAAGTGTAAATATTGACGATTTAGTAACCGGTATTAAAGCTATTGTTACCCCTAACAATTTTGAAAGCTTTTTAGATCCAACATCCACAAATATAAGACCGCTAATTGCTGCAATTCATTTAGCATGCTATCGTAATGATAAATTATTTAACGGTATTGTATTTACAAATGATGACATTAAGAGATTTCATCCTGTAATATTTTCCGGTGAAAGTAATTTAAGTAATGAAATTCCTAAGTTTTTCGAAATGTTTAGTAAGGGGTTTGTTTTTAATATGTCAATAGATCCAACGAGAACAAGTTTAGGTATAACCCTCAATCAATAAACATGACAACATTTAAAGAATTTTATCAATTAATTTCAGAAGGTGGTGCAGCTGGCCATATGGCTCACCCATTTGATATACCTTCTATTACAACTGGTACACAATTAATTAACGCCTTTGATAAAATTTGGAAGAGTGTATCCCAAACACCTGCATCTGTTAAAATCGATGGTGTAAATGTATCTTTCAAAGTAGTTGGTAATCAGTTTGCTCTTGATAGGGGTTCAATGAAACCAATTGATGTTAACGGTATAACTATCGATCGAATCGGTGAGCGATTCCCAGAAGGACATGGTATGATAGATGCAGCAACTACAATGTTGTCATTTTTAAATGAAGCTTTACCTAGTTGTTTGCCGGAATTAAAAACACTAGGATTACTCAAAGATCCTACAAAGTTTATTAATTCAGAATATGTGAGTGGTGGTAAAACCAATGTAATGCAGTATGATAAAAACTTTTTAGCATTTCACGGTATTAATAAATTTCAACAAATAACACCAACAAGAAGAGAATCAAGTGAAGTACCATTTAATCGCACAGCTTTAAATAAACTAGCTAAAAAAATAAAACCCTATGCAGCAAAGTATGGATTTGATATCGTCACTTCAGTCCCCACAGAAGTAAAAGGGGAGCCTAATTTTAGTAACGTGTTACAGCAACCATTTACTGTTAACTATAGTGATAACAACACGGTTACAAAACCGTTAGGGGAATGGCTCAAACAAGCAAAAAATCCATTTGGTTATATGATAAAAACGACCGATAATAAAAAAATTGGTGCATTATCAAAACAGGTATACATGACCCTATTAAATGGTACACCATTAGATCAATTTATAGCTGATAAAATTAATTTTAAGCCAGCAATTAACGGGGCTGTGTTTTATCACACAACAAGAGTTCTCGGTAATGAAATTCTTAATAACCTTACATCAGAAATGGGTGATATTACCGATCACGAAGGTGTGGTGGTAAGAGGTGTATTCTCAAGACCGGTTAAAATTACCGGTGAGTTTATAGTAAGAGGTTTAGAAAGTGCATTTAAAAAATGAAATCATTTAAACTATTTTTTGAGCAAGATCAAAGACCACGTACAATTGCAGTATATGCAGGAAGATTTCACCCGTTTCATATTGGACATACCGGTATATTTAAACAATTAGTAGATCGTTTTGGTTCTGAAAATGTATATATCACAACAAGTGATAAAGTTGATCCCCCTAAAAGCCCGTTCACATTTCAAGATAAAACAGTTATGATGAAAGCAGCTGGTATACCTGAAGATCATATCGTTAAAGAAGAATCACCATATATGCCTAAAAATTTAGCTAATCAGCTAAATTTAGATCCAAACCGTGATTTTATTGTTTTTGGTATTGGTCGTAAAGATATGGCAGAAGATCCAAGATTTAGTTTTAAGCCATTGAAGTCAGGAGCACCTAGTTATTTTCAATCATACGATTCAAAAAACTACGAACCTTTAGGTAAACATGGTTATATTTTTCCTGTTAATGATATTAACTTCAAAGTAAATGGTGAAAGCATGAAAGGAGCAACTCAAATTCGTGCTAAATATATTCAATCAACAGATAACGAACGAAAAAATATAATCAAGACATTATACCCAGATGCAAATGATATGCTTATATCTGTAATTAAAAATATTTTTGACTCTAAACTCAAACAGTATGAAACATAAAGACTTACTAGAACTACAATCTCTTTACGAAAACGCTATTTTTGTAGCGAGAGCTATTGATTTATCACCAGAGACTCACCAACCAGATATGGCTAGTGATACAGAAAGTCACAACGTGGAAGAAAAAGATCCAAGTGAGATTCATATGGTAAAAGCTGAACTTAAAAAGCTTGCAGAATATTCTCACAAATTATATGATATGATTGATAACGTACCTGAATTAGAAGGCTGGGTGGTATCTAAAATCACCAAAGCATCTAACCACATTTCATCAGTATATCATTGGTTAGAATACGGACAAGATGTGCATGCTTTATTAACAAATCCTAGTAGTTCGCGAAGAGCTGAAAGTATTAAGTGTTGTAAAAGTTTTAGATAATATGTGATTAACACCTCTATTAAAGCTGGGTATCAAGAGCATAAATAATATTATGAACAAATCCCAAGATAAATCTTGCGGTTATAAATAATATATGATTAAATTTAAACAATACTTTTATGAAAAAGCCGTTGTTGGTCTCATCGAGACTATTTTTATAACCGGTATTGGTGAAGTTGAAGCTAAAATTGATTCTGGTAATGGTGGGTATAATGTATTACACGGTGTTGATATTGAGACTAATGGTGAAATGGTTTCACTTACAACAATTAATAATAAAAAGATTGTAAAGCCTATAGCTGAACACGTTACAATCAATGTTGGTGCGGGTAATTTTGAAGATAGACCAGTTGTATTATTTGATATTAAAATAGGGGAACAAAACTTTGATAATGTTAAATTCTCTATTGGTAACAGATCTAACAACGAGTATAGTGTGTTGATCGGTAAAGATTTTATTAGAAATGATCTAAATGCACTTATTGACGTCAATGGTAAAAACATGTTTGCAAAACATATTGATGTAGATTATGAATGCTGACGATATTTCTTTTAGTCTTATCTTAGCTCCATTTCTGTAATCGTCAGTTCCTGACGATTGTATGGCTAATGCTCTCTTTAAAATGTCTTTTTATACCATTGCGCTTTATACTGTGTGTCTTTTTCCACATAATTATTGATCTCAAACGATGTTATTTTTTGACTTTTTCTAAAAAATTTAGAATACCCGTATCGTTCTACCCGATTGACTGAAGATCAATCAGTTTTTATAACACATTTTTTATAAAGAATTCCCGATAACACTTTATTTCATCATCATATAATTTGATATTTTCATTATAGTCTGAGAACATGATGAAGCTTTTATCCAAAGAATGGGGTATTTGTATCACATGTCCGAATTCATGCAAAGCTGTAGATCTCAAATCATTACCAACACCAAGAACTCGGCGCCAACCCCCAACATTCCATGAATCTCTTACATCAAAAGAAACTTCCCATCTTCGAGGATTACTATATTGACGGCATTCCCCTATCCGTGTTGGGTTGGTTGATTTGTTGATTTTCAAATCAAAGGAAAACCGAATTTGGAGATCACCCGTTCCTTCTTGGAAATATACCAATCCTTCGAAAGCTTTATTCCATTCATTTGCAGCATGTTTGATGCTATTATGAATCTGCGCATGGGACAAATTCTTGGGTTTATTTACAGGTAAATATCTCCAACATATTAATTCCGACTTCATATTGAATAATTATTAACAATATACTAAATATTAATATGGCATTTCAAAATATAAATACTTGCAGATCTTTTCAATTATCATGCAACACAAATTTGGTATCATTGACTTCACAGCCTTGTTCTGAAGTTATCATCTATAATAGAACTGGTAATATTTTGGAAGTTTATGACCAAGGATATACAGCATCCGATAATGCTTTCTTACTTTCTGCAGGTGATAGCTTTGTAGTAAGAGGTGTTACAGATAGTAATCAGATTAGTGCCAAATGCACGTCTGGTGATGGTATTTTTTGTTATAGAACACAGTTCTTTTCGAATTTTTCTCACAGTAATTAGAAAAATATACTATTATCATTTGAATGAATATTGGTGATATATGATCAAATACATCCCAGCATCTGCCGCAAAAGAACTAAGCAAAGCCCTTTGGCTTTTGGCAAATCCTAATACTGACAACAGAGTAACTTCTGAGATGTTCCCTATTGAAGTTGATAAGAATGGAGCTGTCTGGCTTGTGGTGAATGACGAGTTTCAAATCATTGTGCATCCTGACGCGAAGCTGGGTCGTATCGCCGACATCTTGCAGCCGTGGGTTGACTCTGGCCATCTGCCTGCTGACACGATTCCGAATCTGGCGGCGCTGGTGTCGAGCTTGGCAGGCAAGCCATTGGTGGTTTATTCGGCCTTTCCCCAGCTCTTCAAGGACATGAGCAAGAGCGAAGAAGAGCTTGCTGCGGAGGGGCTGATTGAATGAAAATCGGCGCGGATCATTGGCTTGATAGCGTGATTCGCAGACCGATTGAAGGCGGCTCGGCAACGCCGTCAAACTTAAA